CGCCTGCCCGCATGCAGGGCAGAGTGGGTAGGTGAAGTGTGGCGAGAGATGCGCTTTGAGTGTGTCAGCCAAGGCTAGTATTTATTCTTGCCTACGTGCACGGCAGACTCTTCATCGTTGTGCGCTTCGCCAGCAAAGTGGTCCTCCATCTTGTCGTGGTGGATCGCCATGCGCTCGTGCTCAGCGACCATGCGGCGGTGGGACTGGGTCAGCACCTTGTGGTTCAGCGCGTGTACATTAGCTTTCTCGCTTTTGTTCATTTCGGCCATAGAGGGCTCCTTACTGGTTGAGATTACCACGCCGCCAGTCCATCGAGTGCACGTTGCTGTCGGCCTTCGGCACTACCTTGGGCGCGGGCTGCGCTTTCTTGGCGGCGTCTGCTTGATCCTGCGCCATCTTTGCGATATCGATACCGGCATCTGGTGCAGGCGTAGCAGCTGGCGCGCTGCCCTGCTTCGCGGCTTGCTGCAGCGGGCCGTTGCCGAAGATCCACTGGAACCAGCCGGGTTTATTGTCGTCAGCCATTATTGGTTGTCCCTCCAATCCATCGCGTGCGCGTCCGGATAGCGTTCCTTGGGAGTCTTGGCGGCCTTGGCCTTGAACAGCGGCGCTGCCTTGCCGCCGAACGGGGCGCGCTTCACTGATTTCCTCACTGGCGGTGCCCACTGGTTTGCGGCTGCCTGCGGAGTGATCTTGACCGGGCGACCGGGCTTGGGGAAGTGAGCCGGCTTAGGGCCTGACGACCCGGCCTTTGTGTGTTGCGGCAGCCCCTTGCGCTTGGTGGCAGCAAAGTCGTGGAGCTGTTGGTGAGACATCTTAAGCAGCCCAGCGTTGCGCGCATAGAGCTTGCTGGGAGTGTGCTCGGCGATCGCCATCAATTCCTGCTGCGCCTTCGAGCGTGCTGGCATTAGTAGAACCACTGTTTAGGGGCAGGTAGACGCTTCATGACCACCGCCCCACTTCGACATGCGCCGATTCGATCTTCGGGCGCGGCGGCATCACTGGCCGCGCGAAGGTCAATCCCAGCGCGTCTCCATCGTCAGTCGAGTGTAGCCCGCGCTTCTCCATGCTTTCCTTGGATTCTATCACCAACTGGTCCTTAGCGTTGTGGTGAAAGCCTGGGCCGGTGAGATCGCCTTCGAGGTTATTATCCATCGGGATCGCCCCGCTCAGCAGCCAGTCCTTCATCTTGGCCCACATATAGGCGCGCATGTTGGCTTGGTGTGGATCGGTGGACGCCGAGCCGAAGTTGATCTCGCTCACGTTGCGGAAACCAAGCTGATGGAGGCGATTCACCACGGGCCCACCGAGCGCCGAATCTACGAACATCATGGAAATGCGCCGCTCTGGCCGGTGGTCTGCGAGCAGCTCCGCAACCTTAGACACGAGGATGGTGCTATCGCGCGTCTGCTCGCCAGGGATACGGATCGGTGGAATGCTGCGCCCGTCTAAGCCCTTGCGGAAGCGCACCACGTTCCAGTCACCACCACCGCGCGCCACGTCTAGCCCCGCGATGATGGGATCGTCTTTGAGGCATGCCGCAACGCGACGTTGCGCAGCGTAAACTCGCTCCCGGTCGATATACTGGAGGTCTCCCTGACTCGGCGGAAGTCCACGTACACGGACCCGGAAGTAGTCTGAATCCTCGCCGTAATCTGCCTCCCATTGGGCGATGAGTTCTTTGTTGGTAAATCTGGATGTGCGGCTATCCACACTAAAGTGCCGCCAGCGATGCGCGCCGCTTCCAAAACAAACCTTATGAAACTCGCCGGAATTGCGCGTGGGCTGCCCCCAGGCAAAGAACATCGGCTCGCCATCTGTCAACCCTCCGTACGCGGGCACCCAAATCTGGTCCGGGATCTCGCTCGCTTCGTCGAACATGTACCACGATGTCGAGGTCTTCGCATGCTGGCCGGCGAAGGCTTGGGCGTTCTCAGGTCTGCACGTTTGCGCGAGTACCTTCCAGTCGTCCTTGAACTCTTTGTGATAGATCCCGTGCGCTTGGATGTCGAACCAGTGCGACGTGATGCATAGTTTCATCCAGTGCTTGATCGCGGCCCAGGTGCGCCCTTCAAGCTGCGTGAAGCTGTTCGCGGTGACCGTGCCGGTCGAATGCGGGCGCGTAGAAAGTATCCACGCCGCGATCCAGGCGCCCAGCACGCTCTTGCCCGTGCCGTGGCCTGAACTCTCATTCATCATGATCGGCATCACGGGGTCGGTGCCGTTGAACTTGCGGAGACTGACTTCCTCGCCTAGCGCCTCAAGGAACACGCGTTGATTGTCATCTGGGCCAGTCTCGTTTTCGAGCGCGCCTGGCTCACCCCAAGGAAACGCAAAGAGAACGAAGCCCAGCGGGTCGTCGTAGTACTCAGAGACAGCGTCGGCGAGTCGGACGTCGGTGGGATCGTGCGCGGTCATGCGTTTAGAGCGGGAGTCTTTGGGGCGGGAACCGCAGTCTCATCAAAGACCGGCTCCACATGGGGCCGAATCCAAACGACTGTTGCCACTGGTTAGTTATGGGGTCGAAAACGCGGTTGAAGAATACCCTCATTCTCCCAGCACCCGATTGGCTTTCAATCTGATCTCGGCCGCCTGCGCTGCGGTCAGCTTGCCCTTGCGAACCATCTGGGTCGCGCGGCTCTTGGCGTTGGCTGCGTGGCTCCGGTCGTTTAACGGATAGGCTCGCTTAGATGGCAGTCCGAACTTACTCGCGGGCAGCGCGTTGCGGCGCTTCGCTTTTAGTTTAGCCATAACCCCTCAGGCGTTCTCAGATCAGTGGCGCCTTTGTTTTCCAGCCAACGCTCGGCTGCCTTGCGCGTCTTGAAGCGAGGGGAGCGGGTGAAGCCTACGCGAGCTAGCCACTCATTCCTTACCACATCAAACGCGAGGTAGCCGATTTTTTTAGCCATGGTGCGCTCCTTTCACGAAGGCCACAGTCAACGGCAGGAAGAAGAGATACGCGCCGATCAGGAGAATCATGCGGCCTCCGTGAAGCAAGAGTGTATCACGAATTCTTCCATGCCAGATATTCTCCCGCGCGCTGCTTCGCTACCAGCAACAAACCCGCGCTTTCTCGGGTTTGCTGCGCGATACATCAAAATGCCAGCGGCCATCCCAGTAGCCGAGCCAGAAATTGAATTTGCCGATTAGCAGCCCAGGCCCATTCCAGACCCCTTTGCGCATTCTCTTGAGGGGGCAAAAGCTCAGCGTCATCACTTAGTTATTTTGTCACAGTTGGAATAAAAGATAAAAAGGTCTTTTTATATTAAGACAAGAAAGTCTTTTTCTCTAGATGCCAATGAATCGCCGAAATTTGGTGCCATGTGCTATGTGAGAAGCCGTACAGCGCTTTCCAAAGGTGTGAGAACTTCAACCCCGAGCGGCTATTTCTCGTGAGCGCGCTTGCGGCCGGCAGCAAGACGCTGCTCGATCTCACTCGTGAGTGCGAGGCCGCCTGACAACTCGACAGCCTTCAACTGCGGGTGCCGGTACTTCGCGAGTTCAGCGTACATCTTGCCGCGCAGATCCGGCGTGACCTTCTCCAGCAGCGAGCCGTAGCAACTCTCGCAGGTGCGGTCGAAGAACGTGCCGTTAGCGGCCTTGACCTTCGTGGTGCCCTTGCCGTGGCAGGTGCCGCACGGAACTTCGCCTGACGCGATCATGACCATGCCCGAGATTGGGTCGCAGCCGAGGCGCTCAAGGATCTGCGTGGCGGTGGCGGACGCTTTGTCGGGTGTGCCCTTCTTGCGACCGGAGCCGGGCGGTTTCGGAGTGCCTTTGACGAATGGCATGGTTCTAAAAAGCTATGATAGCGCTGCTTTGCATTACAAATACTTTAGCCAACTCAGGGCATGGTCCTAGGGTACTACGGTACAAATCAGGTGTTTGGGGGCATTGGCAAGCGGCGTATAGGCGGCGCAGAATTGATCCATGGAAAACACCAGCCCCGTGACCCAAAACGCGCTGTCGGTCGCGCTACAGCCGCCCGAGCAAGCCCTGGCCACCGTTAAGCTGGAGGCGCTGGCGGTATGCCGCGAGCACCTGCTGGCGCTTCTACGAAATCCCACAGCGGCGCGTTTTCGTCGGGGATCGCTGCCCATTCTTTCACATTAGCAATGTAGGCTGCGGTGTTGTTATGGTCGCTGGCTGGTGCCCACGCACTGATGAGCTGGGTAAGCGACTGGCCCATGGCAATGCGGAGGGCCACTACGTGGGCGATGCCCGCGAGCCCAGCTTCGCGGGATGGGGGCACCCAAAAACCGCCCCTGATCACTGGAGCCGTCAGCCATGGCGCGCCCCTGAGATTACCTGGATTAAGCGCGACTATCGGCTCACCCTCTTGGTGGACGATAGCGTTGCTTATGCGCTCGATGAGGTCGCCTATCACTGGAGGCCCCAAGCGGGCAAACATTGCGGGATGCCGCGTAAGATTGGGATCTTCCAACGTATGGCGAGCCTGTAAATTCCCTGCACGGCGATGCCCTCGGCTGCCGCGATGGCCTTCAATGATTCATTGCGGAGCAAACTGCGGCGTATTCGCGTGCGACGGTTGAGGATTTCCATAGACTTGTTGGTCATGCGGCTGCGGTTTCCGGCGCGCGATCTTGGAAGAAGTTAGTCATCCGACCCGGCTCTCATCCCGAGAATGAACCCGATGCTCGCCCCAATCGCAAGCCCAACCGCAAAAACCAGCGTGATCATGCAGCCAAGTGTGCGGCTTCGTCCGCCGCGATGGTTGCCTCGGTGGCCGCGTTCGTAGTGTGCACCTGAGACACGATGAGCGCCAGAGTGTCCGGCGTCAGCGCGGGATGTTTCTTGAACAGCGCCACGATGTCGGCGATGAGTACGGGCGCTTCCGATATCAGGACCGGCAACAGCGTGTTGATGAGAGGAGCGGCTAGGGCTGCCATATTATTGCACCGCGCCTTGCAGTTGTGTCAGCAAAGCACTGACCGCCGCTAGTGCCGCTTGTAGCGTGGTGTCGATGGTGCTGGTGCCGGGGATCTTGAACAACGGCAGCATCGCAAGGATCTTGGTTTTCTGCGTAGCCCACGGATCTGCCGAGCCGATTTCAGTCGCGATAGTGTCATCCAGGATCGCGGCAGACTTCGCCCAGTTCTCGATGGTGGTGGTGTCGGCCTGCGAAATCTTGCCAGCGTTGCGCAGCGAGATCGCCGTGTTGACGGCAGCACTGATCGCGTCGGCGAGGGTCTTGTCCACGTTGAGCGCCTGCGTCTGCGGCGAATTGACGGGCGCGGGCGTTACCGGCGTTACCGGCGTGGTGGGCGTTGACGCGCCACACCCGGCCAGAAAGAGAGCGAGAACGAAGACCGCGGCGCGTATCACGCAACCCCCGGAGCTTTCGCGCCCACTGCCTTGGCGATGCTGGCGAGAGCCTGGAGCACCGTGGTCTGGAATTGCTGAGCACTCATGCTGGTAAC